GGTAATCGTTATCCAGACGAAAGGATGCCTATTGAGCTTGATTGTCTGGATAAGAAGATAAATGTGATAGAGGGTATGGAGGGATTGAAGAACGGAGATCCCCTTATACGTGACAACCATGAGGCTATGTACCAATGTCGGTATGGCATGACATGGGAACAGTTACAGGATTTTCAACAAAGACAGTTTAAAAAATAATGGTGATTATATATAATTTTACACAAAAACATAAAATAAATAGGATGTTTAAAATATTCTATTTATATTTGTTGCATGTATTTAGTAGAACAACATATAATCACTTCAAACGATAAGAGATATAAGATGTTAGATAATATCTGTTTCTTGTCAAAGAATCTGTACAATGCTGGGCTTTATGTTGTAAAACAAGAATTTCTAAGTACTGGTAAGTGGATTAGATGTACTGATCTTAACAAAAAAATGGTGTCTGAAAACAATCCTGATTTCAGAGCGTTAAGTGGATCTTCTTCACAACAGATATTGATGAGATTAGATAATAATTTAAAATCTTATTTCTCTTCTATCAAAGCATGGAAAAGGGATAATAAGAAATTTACTAGATGTCCTAAGTTTCCAAGGTATAAAGACAAGGTAAAAGGTAGAAATATTTTTACCTACTCTTATGCCCAGATACGACACAAAGGTGAATATATTTATTTTCCAAAGAAAGAAAGTTTACCTCCTTTGAAAACAAGATGTGAAGAAGGTAGTGTTAAACAGGTTAGGATAGTACCAAGACAAGGATGTTATGTTATTGAATTGATTTACGAATCTTGTTGTGTAAAGCAGAAGATTGATAACAATAGAATAATGTCTATAGATTTAGGTGTAAATAACCTTGCTTCTGTTGTTTATAATGTCAGTAATAAGGCTATACTGATAGACGGAAAGAGATTGAAGTCTATTAATCAGTATTATAATAAAAAACGTTCGTATTTACAAAGTAAATTAAAGAAAGTAAATGGAAAGAAAAATTCGAGACGGTTGATGTCTTTAACAAGAAGGAGAAACAATAAGGTGAAAGATTATCTTCATAAGGCAAGTAAGGAGATAATAAATATTTGCTTGAAGGAAGATATAACAACATTGATAGTAGGTCATAATGATGGATGGAAGCAAAATGTAAACCTTGGTAAAAGAAACAATCAGAATTTTGTTTCGATTCCATTTGAGATGTTTATATCAATGTTAAGATATAAATCGGAAAGACAAGGACTAAGATTTGTTGAAGTAAACGAATCTCACACGTCAAAATGCAGCTCTTTCGATTTAGAATCAGTAGGTCATCATGATACTTATGTTGGTAGAAGGGTAAGAAGAGGTCTTTTTAAGACAAGAGATGGTATTCTTATTAATGCTGACATCAACGGAAGTTATAATATCATGAGAAAAGTAAAGGGGGACGCAGTAATGCCACTCCATACAGGGTTTGGGTATAACCCGGTTAAGAAATTTATTAACTAATTATACGAGTGTAAACTTGTATATAATTACCAAAATAATTATCGTGCAAACAATTGGTAAAGCCCAAGTAATAGCCCAAGCTTGGGAAGACAGTTTATTGGGCAGGATTCCTAAGGATGAGAAGGATTATCCGGAGTGGTACAAGAATCGTCTTTATTTATGCAAGAAATGTCCTAAGAACTCTTCTAATATAGCTTTCTTTAAGTTACCAGCTAAGGTATTGCTGCAAAGATTGATGGGAAGACAGGCATGCTCGCTGTGTGGTTGCTTTATCAAGGAAAAGGCTTGGATGAAGACAGAGGTATGCCCGTTGAAGTTCGTGGAGGGTGAGAAAGCCAAATGGAATGCTATGGAGGTGATAACAGCCGATCATAACGATTTTAATATTGAGTGCCCTAACGATTCCTTTGATATAGGACTGACGGATGATGAGAGCGAGTTTTATCTAAATATTTTTGATCAGAAAATAGGTGATAAGATAGAAATCGTGTTATTTATCACCCATAATGATGGTTTCCATGTCAAGGAGCATCATCTTGGATGTGGATGTATGGGAGATGTATCATATAACAAACATCCTGACAATGAGAATAGAATTATATTTAGGATGACGTTAGATACCTCAAAATATACGGAAGGTCATTTTGAGAAACATCTATCTCTTATGGGTTATACTAAGGACGATCCTGAACGTAATTTCAAACATTTCCCGCTACGTATTATAGGGGAAGCTTATAAATAATGCCGTGAGAAATCTCGTAAGAAGCAAGATAGATGACCGTATCCATGCCCTTATTGTCATGGAAGTCGGATGCCGTGAGTTGCCTGAATATTCGTTGGGTGATATACTTTACTCCGCTTTAAGGAGGATAGCTAGGGCTAATGGTGGTAATGTCCGCTTCTTGCGGGATGTTAGTACCAGAGATTTATTGAGGTCTATAGACCAAAGCATCAGTGATGAGATTGAATTAAATAATAATGATTATAACGTGTGATTATAATGGAAGAGGATAAGGATATCAAAAAAGAGATCAGGGATTATCTTAAAGAAGAGGCGGATACTCATATAAGGCATTGGATAGCCATAAAACGTGAGAGCAAGCGTCTGTATAGCGATATTGAGGATAGGACTAAGAAGATAGCCCTTAAATCATCTTCGTTGATAAAAGAGGAGGATTTTGTCGTTCTTCATGAGATGACCCATAAGATACAGATGTTGAATATAGAGGCTGTAAAAGTCAATTCTAGGTTGATGTTCATAATCCAGTTGGCTACCAGCTTCGGTATGGATCTGGATTTAGACACGACATATGCGTCCACCGCCAAGAGTATTATAGAAGACAGAACGTCTGGATTCGTGTTTTATGATGACAAGGAACGTCTTAGATATGCTGACAAGGAGCTTGAGGATATGTTCCATGACATGAGCGTGAAGGAAGTAAGTAAGATCGGGGTTGTTCAATCTTATGAGCTTCTTATGAAACAGTATAACGAGTTTAAGGATATGAAAGCCAATGCCACAGGGAAGACGAAAGCCGACGAGTAAGGATGTCGATCGGGTGAATGATAATCTTGAGGTCATATCCAAGGCCGTGGATGACGCCAAGACGTATATCGCCAAGCATCCATGGGATAAGGAGAAACCTGAGGATATGGCTAGGGCGTTCGATTTCATATCAAAATTAATCGATAAGATAAACGCTTGGAATGACTCGTATATGGAGAAGAGTGGTATTATGGATGTATACAGGAGTGTTAGCGATGTTCAGAAGAAGGAACGTAAGGGACAGGTGTCTGGAGGTATAGAATCTGTGTTAAAAAATATGAGAAGATGAGTCTAAGCACGAGTTCAGAATTTTATGTAAACATGAAGAATCCCCCTGTATGGAACGATTTGTTCGGATGGGAGGATCAGGATGATGATGTTAAGCAGTTCTTTACGGAGGAGGCTTATAAGGTTAAGAATGGAGTGACTATAAATGGTACGTTTATTCCCCCATGGCTTTATTGGCATATTAATTTCTTCCCTGTATTTCATGATCTACCAAACGGGGAACGTATGCCAGCTATTAGCCGGTTACGTGACAATGAATGGTTTTTTGCCGAGATGTACCAACGTGCCCGTCAGGAGAAGAAAGGGTTGGGGATGTTCGGTACCCGTCGTTTTGGGAAGGCCCTTCTGGACTCGGAGCTGATATATACTCCTTATGGACCTAAGAAGATAGGGTTCGCTGATATCGGGGATATCATATATGGCGATGATGGTAAGCTTACGACTGTAGTAGGCGTATATCCTCAAGGATTCGTTGATATGTATAAGGTGACGTTTGAGGACGGGCGCAGTATAGTATGTTGTGGTCAACATCAGTGGAAGGTTAAATATCATGGTGATTATAAAGTCATGAGTACTATGGGTATCATCCACTCTGACTTCCAGAAGATGACCATAGACATAGGGGAGGCCGTGGATTTCCCCGAGCGGCGGTGGCTGATGTCGCCCCAGCTCCTTGGGTCTCTGACCGCCTCTTTCCTTTGTGGAGCTACCGACAGGATCTTCGAGTTAAGCAATAAGGAGATGGATGATATTATTTATTCATCCAAAAAACAAAAGGAGTTGTTCATAAGCTCATTTATGAAGATAGCTTGCGGTATAAGTACCGGTGACGATCGTTTTAAGGTTGTTTACAAAAGTGAGTATATTATATCCTTCGTAAGAAGAATATTCTGGTCTATGGGATATTATTGCGTCATGGATGGTGATGATATGTATATATCCAAGACTCATAACAGGCTTAGGATATCCGATATAGATTATTACGGGAAGTATAAGGCTACTTGTATTGAGGTAGATAACAAGTCCCATCAGTTCCTTACCACCAATTTTGTTGTATCCCATAATACGACTATCATGTCATCACTTCTTCAGATGAACGCTACTATGACTATCGGTCTTAGTCATTCTGTGGTAGGATTCAGTGATAATGACTTATCTTATATTGGTGAGTATTGTGAGTATGGCATGGATCATGTTCATCCCTTTTTTAGGGTTAACAGGACCAAGACTGATTGGGGTTCTGGGGTTGTCTTAGGTAAGCGCATGTCGAATGGTATCCTTGATGTTCATGCCACTATATCTATAGCCAATATTAACATGGGTAGAAAAACCTCCACTCAAAAGACAGCTGGTTTGACACCGTATACGGCTATTTTCGACGAGGTAGGTAAGGGACCTATCAAGAAACCTTACACGGCCGCCATGCCGTCCTACGACACTCCATACGGCTGGCGCCTCAGTCCTATTTTGGCTGGAACCGGTGGTGAGGTTGAGCTATCCAAGGACGCTCAGGAGATGTTTTCTGATCCTGAGACATACAATCTTTTGGTCATGGATTGGGATATTTTAAATCGTAGAGCCATGAAAAGTAAAACATGGAAAGAACGGAAATGGGCGATGTTTGTTCCAGGACAGATGTCTATATCAGGGGTTAAGAAAACCATAGGGCTAGGTGATTATCTAGGTAAACCTGACGATAAGAAGCTTAATAAGATTAAGATTGACGCTACGGATTTCGAGGCTAGTACCAATAAGCTCAACGAGGAACGGAAGAAGCTATCTACGAAAGATAGGGTAGCTTATACCTCTCATACCATGTTCTATCCTTTTACGATTGATGACTGTTTTTTAAGCTCGTCTCAGAACCTATTCCCGGTAGAGTACGCTATCAAGCATAAGAATGATCTCCTTGAGTCGGGGCAATATAGCGGTATGCTGTGTGATGTCTTTCTTGAGTCAGGTAATAAACTGGGGACTACTAAATCGAATAAGCAACTGGCTGGATTCCCGTTTAGCGGCGGTGTTATTGACGCTCCTGTCCAGATATTCGAGATGCCTCAATCCAATAGGTTTGATGATTTTATTTATGTGGCGGGCCAAGATCCGTATAAGCAGGCCAAGTCTGATACTCCTTCATTGGGATCCTTTTATATATTCAAAAGGCGTGTTGGTATCCGAGATCCTTATGCCTATAGAATAGTTGCCTCTTACGTATCCCGCCCATCATCTATAGACCAATTCTGCCGTACGTGCGAGGTGCTTCAGAAGGGATATGGTGCTATATGCCTTATGGAGAACGCTGACCAGATGTATGAGCAGTATCTTAATCGGAAGAGCGGTATGCCGGCATCTTTCTTCTTATTCGCTGGTGAGGCTATAGCCAATAAGTATGTGAAGGCCGGCTCCCGGCAGAATAGCAAGCTGGGGCTATATCCTACCCCCGGCAACCAGAACCTGCTCTTCTCCTGTGTGGTGGATTATTGCTGGCAGGATTTCGTTATTGGTTATGATGATAGTACCGGTCTTGATATAACGGTTAAAGGTATTGAGTTGATTGATGATATAGCTCTTTTGGATGAGATAATACAGTATAAGCCCGGATTGAACGTCGATAGGATAATAGCCTTCGGGCATGCGTTGGTTCTCGCTAGGTATTTTGATGATAATAACTACATGCCTAAATCGAAGATAGATGAGATGAATAACGCTCGTAAGGAAGATGCTTATAAACACCATGAGATATATGCCTCTGCATTTGGATCGGTATCTATAGGAGCTTTTAGGTAAATGAATGTCAATTAAACGCCTATCTTTGTTGTAAATAAAATTGAATAATCATGGAAGTGTTTAATAGAGATCATTCGTTTCCAGCAAAAGGAGCGTTATTAGGATTACCTCCTCAGGCTATTTCCACGAAGAAAAAGAACAGAAAATGGAAGGAGGATTGTATGGACGCTCTTGAGACGATAGGGTTGAAACAGTATGATCGTAACCAGATGTACCGTGACTATTATCTGATGGCGGATGGTAAGTTATCTTTTATGGAGATGGCGGATGTTATCCCTCAGTTAAGGAACGTGCAGAAGCTAAGGAGCGATATAAGGATACCTTCTTTCTTGAAGCATTATGATATCATAGGTGGTATCGTAAACGCCTTTGAGGGATGGCTGACAAACCTACAGGATAAGTATACGGTTAATGAGGTAGGTGATATGGCTATAAGTGAGTATGAGGATACGATGTCAAACTTACTTCATCGTCATATACAAGAACAGTGGGATATTATCGTCAATCAGCGTCTTGTGGAGGCTGGTCTTGATCCTACGTACAATGAGTTTAACTCTGAGGAGGAGCGTCAGGCTTATGTTCAGCAAATCCAACAGGCCAAGACGTCTATGACCCCTGATGATATCCAGAGGTTCATGAGTACCAGATGGAAGACGCAGGCGGCTGTATGGGGAGATCATACGATCGAGGCTGATCGTAGCCGGTTTTATATGGATGAGCTTGACAGGGAGAATTACAGGGATCGTCTTCTTAGCGGAAAGATGTTCCGGAACCATTTCGTTGGCTTCGACTATTATCGTCCGGAGGTATGGAGTCCGATGGAGGTTTTCCATCCTGATGTGAAATACCCGCAATATGGATCTTATGTAGGCCGTCTTCATTATTACGAGGGTGTTGAGTTGATATCAAGATACGGCCATAAGATGACGGCCAAAGACAAGCGTCGGATTATGGGAGGTGACGATGATTATGAGGGATGGGTATCTAATGACGGTGCTAGGTATGATTGGAAGAAAAAGAAACCGTCTATTACCGGTATGTATGAGAATGAGGTTATTCCATGGAAAGGATACCATGACTATGAGTCTATAGTCGCCGCTGAGGACTATTATGGTGTGCCGATGGGAGAGTACCATACCTTCGGACCTGACGGGGAGGAACACACCCAACCCCGCTTCTTGCCCCGCTTCCATCCCTTTGGATATTTCAACTCCGGTATGGCCGATGGTAAGAGATATGAGATAGACTCTCGCCTTTTTAGGGTTATGGAAGGATATTGGGTATCCATGAAACCGGTATTCTTAATAACTTATATGACAGAGACCGGAATGGTTGATCAGGAACTTGTAACCGATGAGTTGCTCCCGGAATTCTTGGAGAAGAATGGCATAAAGAAAGTAAAGAGGGTTATGGCCGATGCTGTTGGTGATCCTGAGGTGAACACCTATATCTTGGAGTATGTCCCTGAGGTTAGGTTTGGTGTTAAGATCACCGGAGGTAATTTAATGGATAAGCCTATATATATTGGTGGGGATCCAATACCTCATCAGATACATGGTGATAGCAGTCTGTATGATTATGTCATTCCGGTTTCTGGATTTATAGGGTCTAGTCTCGCTGATCGCATACAGCCGTTCCAGATGATGTATAACCTTGCTATGAACCAGCTATACAATAACGCCGAGAAGGAGATCGGTAAGTTCTTCTTAGGCGACTTAGGATTCCTGCCTACGGAATATAAGGATATGATGGACAAGAAGGGAGCTTTGGCTACTTTTATGCAGATCGTTAAGTCCGTCTCATTTATGGGTGTAGGTGGTAATGACACAAACAATCCTTACCAGAATCCGCAGATGAGCAGCATATATAATCAGTTCGGTGTATATGATCTTACTAATACGGATCAGATAAGATCCCGTATGGAAATGGCGTCTTACGCCTATATGATGGCTTATAGGATGATAGGTATATCCGAGCAAGCGATGGGTCAGTCAACTAGATACGAGAGTTCTACGGGCGTAAAACAGGGAGTTAACGCTACTATGCTACAGACCCAGACTTACTTTAATGATTTCGATGACTTCAAGAAACGGACATTGGATATTCATCTAGCCGTGGCTCAAGTATGCCAGAAGGAAGGATACGATTGGACCGTGATGTACAGGAACAGCGATCTGTCCTTGGCTTACGTCAGTCTTACGGATAATAGCTTGTCGTTACGTCATCTTAATGTTATGGCTGTCTCTAATTCCAAGAAACGTCTGGAATTGGAGAATTTGAAGCAATATATATTACAGACGAATACTTTGGGCAATGACTTGCTTGATATCACTAGAATGATGAATGCCAACTCGACGGCTGAGATGAATCAGATAGGAAGGGATGCCAGATCTTACGCAGATCGTGTAAGACAGGAGGAGTACCAGAATCAACAACGACTTGTACAGCAAAAAGCCGAGGCCGATCAACAGGCCCGTAATGACGAGCATGAGAAGGAGAAGGAGCTGGCTTATATCAAGGGTAACTTCGATTTACGGGGTAAGAGCATAATGGCCGCCGGTCAAGCGGCTAGGACACAAGATAACGAAGAGGGTATGGATTATGTGGAAGCTATAGCGGATCGAGCCTTGAAGGAAAGGGATCTGGATATCCGTGAGGAGGATATGAGAACCAGACAGGCTAATGCCGAGGCTGAGCGAAGATCTCGTGAGGAGATAGAGAAAAGGAAGTTGGAATTAAAGGAAAAGGAGATAGATGCTAGGAACAAACGTTCTGATACAGATAGGTTTACGTCAATAATAAACAAGAATTGATTACAAGTTTTGTAAATATTTTTACAAAATCTGTAATCATTTTGGCGTAAAATTCTGTCATATACTATAATGGGTTTGATTTAATTGGTAATTAGATTAATGATAATTTTGTAAAAAGCAAAAAAGGAAATTGTATGAATGACATGGGTGATTTCGCTAAAGGTTTTAAGACCATGAGTGTCGAGGAACTTTTTTACCGTGGTGACGGTGATGGCGATAAGAATAATATCGAGGGTAAATATGATAAGGATGGTAATCCTATAGGTGATTCCAAGGAAGAGCCTGCCGACGGCGGAGCGGCTGACGGTGGCGGGGATAAGGGCGGCGATGCTACCAACCCAGACCCTGATTCCTTTGGCGAAGGCGGTACTGATAATAATGTAGTATCAGGGTTTAATGGGAAATCTTTTTTGGAGAAGATGGCCGCTAGAGGTATTATCGATAGTATTGACAACCTTGATATTATGGTAGATGATAAACCGGTCGATCTTTCTACTATCACTAAAGAGGATGATTTACTCGATATAGTGGAGGGATTGATCAAGGATAAGGCTGATGAGTTGTTGAAGGATAAGGTTGATACCGGTTCTATGTCTGACTTTATGAAGAAGATGATAGAGGTGGATAAGGCCGGTGGTAACGTTGGCCAACTATTAAGCCAATATCAGAACATTCAGGCGCCGTTGGACAACCTTGATATGAGTAACAAGAATGATCAGCTTGCGGTCATCCAGCATTATTATAAGATGTTGGGTATGCCGGAAGACGAGATAAAGGATAATATGGAGATGATGATCGGCAAGGGCGATGAGTTTATTGAGTCCAAGGCCAATAAGTTCCATGATATCCTGAAAAAGGAGATGGATAACCTTATCGAGGAGGAGAAGAAAAAATCCGAGAAAAGGAAACAGGAGTTGATTGAGCAGATGAAGATCTATAAGAAAGGTCTTAAGACATCTATAAGCTCAGGGTTCCAGTTGACCGACACGATGATAGGTAAGGCTGTCGATTTCGTTACCAAGCCGATAGACAATCAAGGCCATACGGCTATAGATAAAGCTTATTCGGAGGCTATCAAGAATCCGGACATGGCCGCTGATCTGGCTTTGTTTTTGATGAATAAGGACGAGTTCCTTAAACAGAAGACTAACAAGGCTAAGATGGAGGTCAATAAGAAGACCATCACTCTTCTTTCTGGCAATAAGGGAGGAAAGCAAAATAAGAATAATATCGATAATGATACTATAGAAGCTAACTTCCTTGATCTGAGTGGATCAAAGAGTGTATAACATTAAAAGATAGATAATTATGAATCCTTTTTTAACAAAAAGTTTCCCGGCTACCGTGAATGGCGATAACGTTATCGCCTTCACCGATGCCAAGAACTATAAGACATCGCTCGTAGAGCATAACTTAGGCTCATTGGCGAGCTGGTATTACGAGGATCCTGACAAGAATTTTTTGGGTCTGTTGAATCTGTTCTCTAATATCGCTAATTACCCCGTTCCGATGTATATGGGTATGATTAATAACGGCGCTACGATCTCCGTTAACGGTATTGGAGCTTCTTTCCGTTATGATTTACCTGTTACAAAGACATTCGCTGTCGTTACGGCCGAGGATACTTCAAGTCATCATCTAAAACCGGGTATTGACGGTAGCTTGTTTGATATCGTTTTGAATACCTCTGAGTTTACGGCTTATGATGTCATCACCTATGACGCCGCTAACGGATGTAATATCCTTATCTCAGGTGAGATACCGTCTAAGACAGAAGGTGATTTGACACGTTATTGGGGTCGTGTTATCGGCGGAAAGGCTAAATACTTCCCTAAAGAGAAATTACGTCCGGGTATCCGTTACTGGAAGATCGGTCATGCTCTTGGAGAGTATAGCACCCAGTTCTCTAAGGTATCTGGAGCTGACAAGGCTGGTTCTATGACTTGTGAATTCCGTTTAGGAAACCACCGTGGTGTTGAGGGTGAGACAACTATGTACGCTGGTATGAAGTCTATGCAGGCCGCCCAGAATAGCACTTCAGAGTTCGTGGAGACCGCCCTTCGTCGTATGAATGCCATGAGAAGCGAGTATGAGGGTAATATTCCTGATTTGGCTATTATCGGCAAGACTGTTAATGGTAGACTTGATTTACGTACGGCTAAGGTAGCGTCCACGCTGGAGGTATTCTGTATGGCTGAGTTGGTTAAGCTGGAAGCTAGACAGTTGATGTGGCAAGAAGGTGGTATTATTATGGATCAAAATGGTCCTATCCATTTGAATGAGGGTATCTACCGTCAGCTTCGCCGTGGTTATACTATCTACTATAGTCGCCCGATGGGTATTACTAAGGATACTCTTATGGCCGCTGCCGCTTATATTTTCCGTGGACGTCAGGATCTTCCTATTACGGAACGTAGGATTAAGTTCAAGGTAGGAGCTATGGCTATGATCAATTTAGAGAAGTTGATTAGAGAAGCTTTCTTCACTACGTTGAATAATTTAAGCTGGGGTATGGGTAGCGACCGTATGTTGCCTTCTAATCCTATATCCGGTACTAATGATGCTATGATCTTAGGCCCAGTTCAGGTTAAGGGCGCTTTCCTTCCTGGCATCGGAAATGTAGAGTTCGAGCACGATCCTTCTTTGGATTACGCTGACATGACAGATCGTAGCGAGTTGGTGAATGGTATGTATCCTAGATCCTCTTATTCTTGTATTATCGAGAATATCACTGACGCTGGATCGACTAATGCGTATTCCGCTATTCCTAATACGGCTAACGCTAAGTTGGGTAATATGAATAACAACGTATTCTATATCAAACCAGAAGGCGTAAGCATGTGGTGGGGTTATGAATACGGTCGTTGGGCGCACAAAGCTAACGGTAATGAGATCGTATCATCCTTGCCGGGCATGAAAGAGCAATTCTGGTGCCACTCAGCTTCAGCGGCTTGGGTTATGGATAACAGCAAGTTCTTGATCATCGAGCTTCAACCGAACTACTTCGGCTAAGTTTTTTCATATGTAATTTGGTTTTTAGAGGGGAGGATATTCCTCTCCTCTTTTTTTAGGAAAGTAACGCAAAAAAATAAGGAAATGAAAGAGATTTTAAAATCAAAGAATGTATTGGTCGAGGTAAATGGATTCAATATCATGTCAGATACCTTGTATGAGGTAGTAGGTAAACACGACGGAAGCGCTCCGCAGGCCTTCCAAGATGCCAATATAGCCAAGGCTCCGTTCCCGGAGAATGCTACTCACGTATGTTGCCCGTGGGATGATTTCTCAGAAGTTTACAATACCGGTTTTTATCCAAGATCAAGATGTTATAATGGCATGGATAAGGATGAGGTTGATAAGTTGGTTGATCAGCGTGTCAATAATATAATGAAGCCTTTTGAGAATATTTCCCAGAAGGATCTTTCCCAGACCAATTTCGAGTTTTGGGATGATGCTAAAGACAAGATCTATATGGGTAAGGTTTATAACACGGCTAATACCGTTGAGTTATTTTATTTATATCTGGCTGTATTTTCTGGCATGTTGACTCCTCAGGAAATGGATGGTGATCCTATTTTCATGAACTCCATGTTCTGTTTCATTGAGAAAGACAACGCCAAGGATTTCGTTCAGCAGCGTGAGATCAATAAGATGAATATCAGCTATAAGTTCATCAACGCCCTTAAGAAAGGTGGCAAGGAACGTCAAGCTGTCATCGACCTTCTTCTGTACATCGGCATCGTGACTCGTCCTGATTTCACGGAGGATGATTATTATACCGGATCACTATCAAACTGGATGAACGAGAAGAAGACCAACATCGATTATCTGCTTGATATTTGGGATCGTTCATTGGAGGGTGATTTCAAGGAAGTTCTTGAGTTCTATCGTATCATAAACGTCCTTCAACGTAACGGTCGTATTAACATGACTCCATCCGGCTTGCAATATAATGGTCAGATCATAGGCCCTGACACCCGTACGTCCGCCGAGTTTTTGGCTACCAAGAAAGATCTTATCAGTGTAAAGGCTAATGTCTTGGATGAGTACGAGGAACTTATGTCTATTTCTAATATAGACGATAAGACCAAGACCGAGAAGGTTAAGGATGTCAAGAAGAAGGAAGACGTAGGGGAAGGTGATAAGGAGGAATAACGATGACGATCCAAGAAGCGTATCTAAGGTCTTTGCAGAAGAATGAGCAGAATCTCGCCAATGGCGGGATTAAGCTTGATCCAGGAAGGTTCGTGCTTTTGTTCAATGAGGCTCAGGATAGGTTGATAAGATACTATCTTAATAGGAAGGATGATGAGACCATCCGATCTATACAAACTCTTCTGGTATACTGGAAATCGCTTAATAAGATCAATCATATTGATGACCCCGAATCGACATCATTCGGTCTTCCTGATGATTATTTATGGTTCTCAAATATAAAAGGAGCGTTTTCTTATAATGGATGTGAGGTTGGAGATTTTGTCATATGGGAGGCTAAGAACGAGAATGTCCATGAGCTTCTTGGGGATGATAATAATAAACCTTCTTTTGACTATCGGGAAACGTTCTACACCATAGGTGACGGGAAGGTCGTGGTGTATGAGGACGGCTTCCGCACAGACGAGGTCAGGATGACCTACTACCGGAATCCGGTACGGGTGGATCTGGCCGGGTACATCAACGCCGCCGGCGAGCGGTCCACGGACATCGACCCTGAGCTGCCCGATCCTTTGGTGGAGGAGATTCTGGATATGGTCGCCAAGCAATTCAACCTTAACGAGAATGAACTAAGTAGATATAGGATGGATAAGGACAACGTGGCTTCCTTTAAATAAACACCGTTAGTTTGATCATTAAGCCTACTCGGAAACGGGTAGGCTTTTTATTTTACATAAAATGTAAACATTATATTATGTCGTATACTCACGACTTTATTTTATTGCGGTGATGTTGTTTATGATTATGTTTGCGTTAGGTAAATGATTTTTAAATTAAAATATTGATAATATGTTGCACAGACCGCAAGACCGGGTACTTTTCGTATCCCCGCACGCTAAGATGGTGGATGTCGACTCCATCTTCTTAAAGGAAGGACAGATCGGTATTTACGATACTAAAGATACTTCCGAGAACGGTTGCAAGGCCGTAATTGACTTTACCGGTAAGCCTCGTAATGATAAGCGTTATGAGATCCGTATCGGTCGTAATGAACAAGCGGCTTCCCGCTCTATATATGATAAGGATTTTTCCACGCCTTTGTTCTCGTTGAATGAGATCACCGAGATTTACGCTTCTTGGCCGAAGAAAGATCATGCTTATGTCGATGATGTTATCTTAGGATACAACGGTGTGTCTGATGACACGGCTTTCTCCGTATCCAAGGGCGACCGTATCGCTATCCGCTTGATTCTCGCCGGCAGGGCTTTCGAGCTTCTTGGTTATGAGGGAGGTCGTATTGAGATCAATGACGCTATCCTTTTGGATGATTGTGATAATACTCCAAATCAATGCGAGGAGTGCGATCCTTGCGAGGAGGTTGATTTGTTGCCAGCCGTCCTGAAATGTATCGAGAGGATGAAGAACCAGCCTATCGCTGGTGGTGGTAAGGTATCTGATTATATTGATATCACTCCGGTTACAAGATGTACTAACGAGGCTACGGAGCCTGAGACGGAGGACGTGAACTTCTATTGTATGGAGGTTTGCGATACTGGTGATGACCTTGCCTTGGCTGAGGTTCGTGCCCAGTACCCGGGATTGAAGATCGTTCGTGAGAGCATCAACGGCAGCATGTCACGTTATAAGGTGATGAAGAAAGGGACTAAGCCTAATGACTATACTCAACGTCTGATCTCTATCATGAAAGGATGCGAGGAATGCCCGCCTAGCTATACTGAGGTTAAGGGCGGATACCTGTATTCCATTTCATTGGAGGATGACGGCGTTGATATGTCTACTACGGTAGAGTCTTTACCTAATGTGGTAGCTGATACGGTTAATAAGATGAGCCAGATCAAGGGATCAGGTTTGTATATTGCCGCTACTTCCAAGAAATTGACGGATGAGGAGATCTCTACTTTCGTGGAGGCTAATCCTACGGCTATTATCTACTATGTGGCTAAGACATCCGATATGTGCGAGAATCCTACGGTTCGTACCGCTTCATGGTCAGCTTGTGGTTCTTGCAAGGTATCCACCGAGAAGTATTATATCACGATCCCGGATGATGAGTGCGGAAACAGTGCTTTGGAGGAAATCAAACAGGCTTTCCCGGAACTGGAGATCACTGACTACGGTACTCCTGCGGCTTGCCAGCATAGCTTCCAGACAACGGTATATACTAACATGTTGTGTGATGAGTGCGACAAGGTGTTCGAGGGATTCTTCACCAGCAAGGCTCCGGCGTCCTACCGCAACCGTATGTGGAGGAAACTGGAATCGGCTCAGGAACTTGGCACTAACTGCAAGTGCGGTATCCGTTTCCGTGGCAAGGAAATGTTATTATCTCCGTCAGAGTGCTTGATGGATAAAATGACTTATGTAGAGGATAGCGTTGAGATCGTTGGCGCTAGCGGTGGTTATCCTGATTCTCTTGATGAGGGATCCCCCATTTGGTGGGATCAGCTTCACTTCGAGAGATTGTCCAGCAAAGCCCCGCGTACTCATGTTGGCGGCAATATGATGGATGATGAGTTGAAGGGTTACGCTCATTTCAACGGCTTCCCGAAACATCAGGACTTCATGGGACGGACATTCATGAACGAATACAGCCGTGTTGAACAAACAGCCCAATATGTGGACTTCCAGATCACGATTAATCCTCATAGATACTCTCAAGGATTCGGTAAGTATCTCGCCGATGATCCGGTTAATTTGATATTACGTGTACGCTATGGTGCTCATGAGGGTGTTCAGGAGATGATTAACATGATCGGTGCTGCCGCTGGTCTTGGCCCGGCCATCGTAACCGAGCCGAAATAAAGAACCTTTTTTGCGTTCATATATTTCCTAAAGGGGAGAGATTCAATTCTCTTCCCTTTTTTGTTATCTTTGAGGCAGTAGAATTAAAATATGATATTATGTCGGCTATTAATGAGTATTTAAAGAGACTGGCTTCCATCTTCGGTAGCATGGGTTTCTCCGTTCCGCCAGATGACTTCTCAGGTGTTGTCATAGACGGAAAGACGTATCCGGTCATGATGAGGAATGACGGGTGTTACGTGTACTTCGATGATAAAGGAGTAAAGAGACTTGTAAGCGAGGTCCCTAAAAAGGACTATCAGTTCATTAACATCAAGGACGCCCGTGTGTCGATCGTCAACCAATGTTATCGTACTCCGGGAGGTCAGGTAGAGGCTCGTATCCATACCTATATGAATAATAAGGGTGAGATATTGGCCGAGAAGATATTTATCATCAACTCTTCAGATGTTGATACGCCTATTGGTACGGAATTGGACAAAGTTCCTGCCGAGTGGGTAGCTATAGATTGTAGCATAGCGGAGATGACCGATCGGGAGTTGATATTCGTAAGTAAATGTTACGCCACGGAAGGGGGCAAGGTCCAGATCGAGGGAGTTGAGTCAGTAGACCCCCGCCTGAACCCGGAGGTATCCCATTATGAGGTGGTGAATACGACTGACGATAGCAATCCTATCGGTACGGAGTATGATAAGATACCCGACACATGGAGTCGTATAGTATGTGATTTCCCGGACATGACCCAAAGGGAGATAATACCGGTGCTTAAATGCTTTGATACCGGGACCGGAAGGGTACAGATAGAGGGGTATAAGATATTTGATTACGAGATGGGTACCAGAAAGGAATGGTATCGCGTCAAGCAAAGTACCGATCCTGAGAATCCTGTAGGAGGATTCATCACCAGTATAAGCGATAACTGGGTTGAGGTCGTTTGTGACTTCACGGATATGGAGGACCGGGATATTGAGGTAACTGTAGAATGTTATAAGACACCGGCCGGTAAGGTGAAGCTGGAAGTTCTCACGTCATGGGACGGGAATATAGGAGTTAGGGATAAGAGCTATAAAGTCCTGGAGACTACCGATTCGTCACAACCTGAGGGCGCCAGCTTCAGTTCCTTGCCAGACACTTGGATAAGGGTAGTCTGTGATTTTGACGATATGGAGGAGAGAGATATCAAATCCTATATAGAGTGTTATGACAGCGGTAGCGGAAACGTTAAACTTCGAAGGATGGTGTCGTATGACTCCAAGATAAAGGCCAGATACACACGTTTCGAGGTAGTGGACTCCGATAACGCAGACTTTGTCCCAGGAGCCGCCCTAGCTACCCTCCCCGACGGATTCTCTTTGGTTCCTTGTGATTTCGTTGACTTTGAGGATAGAATGCTTCAGTCAAGAAAAGAATGCTATAATACAGATAAAGGTCGTGTACAGGTATTAAGAATAACGTCTTATGATGGAGATATAGATATAAGGGGCGCTGTTTATGTCGTTACACGATCTGAGAACCCCGATATTCTCGTAGATAGGATATATAATGCCATACCTGGAGGATGGAATCGCATGGTGTGCGAGATGGAGGATATGGAGGATCGTGATATCGAGTCTTTCGTGGAATGTTATGATAGCGGTGAGGGTAATGTCAAGGTAAGGAGAGTCGTGTCTTATGATGCCAAGGCAAACGAGCGCCACGTCCGCTACGAGGTACTGGATTCGGATAACGGCGGTTTCGCCCCGGGACAGCGGATATCCACCCTGCCTACCGGATGGTCTTTGGTGTCTTGTGATTTCACGGATATGGAAGACAGAATGCCTATTGATATCGAGGAATGTTATAGGACATCAAACGGGAGCATACGTATGAGACATGTGGTGTCTTATGATGGTGATCTTGGGAAAAGAAACCAGTTCTGGGAGATTGTGGACTCGTCTGATAACGGATATGGTCTAGGGGATAGGATGAATAGCATCCCATCGGTTTTTATCCGTGAAAGGTGTGCCATAGAAAGGTTGGATGATCGTATTACCAGAAGTGCGATAGAATGTTACTCGACTCCAGGAGGATCGGTAAGAATTAAATCCACTTACGTTATCAACCCTTTAAATCATGTTAGGTCGTATAATCATCATGTATTGAGTTCTACGGATAATGATATCAAGATTGGTACTCAATATATCTCTTTGCCATCTAATTTTACTCGTATCGAATGCGAGGAGCCGGATTACATGGATCGGCTTATAGATACTACCGAGACCTGTTATGATACCGGCAATGGTACGGTAAAGATCCGGAGGCAAGAGTCTCTTAACGGTAATCTTGATCTCAAGACATTTGATTATAAGATCGTAGAGTCTACTGATCCAGCATATAGATTAAATACTACACCTACGCAATCTGTTATAGACGGATGGACCGTTATTAGCTGTGATCTCAATATCATGGATGTAGATGATTGTTATGAGATCGGGGGGCATAAGATCCATCTAAAGGGCTTTAGGACGGTCAATCCTGCATTGCAGGATATTAAGTCCAAGCTTTATGTGGTATATTCAGATCATCCGGATTACGGTGTTGGAGATGAGTTGTCTTCTATTCCTGATGGGGCTAAGGTCACGATATGCGATTACGCTGATAAAAGCCAAAGACATATGGTTCCGGTGCGAGAGTGCTATGAGGTAGCCGATGGCCGGTTCTATGTGGAGGGAAGTCGGTTGGTGGATAACGATATGGTCGTTGAGCGGACGTCGTTAACGGTGATGGAGTCATCCTCTCCTACCTACCCGGTAGGTACGACACTGACCTCCATCCCCGATGGCGCTACTATCGTGGCTTGTTTATGTCAAACCTGTTAATCTGAATGGCTATGGTTAAAGTATGTAATGATTATTTTATGATTGACGCCTTAGCTGGAGGTCAGGTCATAAGAAAAAGGAAATATCGTCGTGAGAATACGATGATAGGATATAAGTGGTATGATTATAATGGGGTCGAGGTTTCCGACCCCACAGAAATATCTCGTCTTGATGGTCTGGCCACTAAACATCAACGTGTAGATGAGGCTTATGATGACCATGCTATTTTCATGTCTTCAACCAACTACGTTAACAGCGTTTCCGGTATACCTATGGACAAGCATATGGTTGTCGTTGAATGGAGACCGGATAGCGAGCAAGGTTTTGTCACCATGGCTCATGACGAGGGTCTTGACGGGGATAGCTATTATATAGTTATTATCAACACCGGAGATAAGCAGGCTACGATCTACACCCCCGTAGATCCTGAGGATCCAAAGGATGGGACTTCCCGTGCGGTTGATGGCGATAACGTCTCCGTTGGTGGATCATATGTCTCTATATCCCCCAAGCAAGTAGAGAGGATAAGGGTTACTTTCCGTGACGGTAAATGGTATTATGAGTTAGTCACAAAGACATATCCTAGTAATACTGGAGGTGTTAAGATTGGAGATGTCGATTTTGTGACTTTTAGGTATTTATGGGAATCAAGCTCTGGAAGGGATTTGGGTACTATGACGGAAGCCCTTAATTCTAATGTTCCCACCATAGATAATCTTGCTGTAGGTTGGTCTGGTCCCGGAAATGGAGATAGCTCTGTTAGAGAAGTCCTTAAATGGGGTGGTGATAATACCGGGTCTGGTAAGGAATGTGTTTGGATGTCGGTGAAGGATTTAAGGGCTAAGTATTATGATATCCTACCTGAAGAGACGTATTTTATGGCCTACGCTACATGGTTTGGATCTAAAGGCACGGGTAAATGCTCTTTTGAGCTTGTCGGATACAAGGGAGGTACGATGAGCCAAGATGGATATAATTTTATAAATACCGGTGGATCTGTAGTATATCAGAATACATATGATTTTGTATGTAATACCCATAAAGGAGCCGGATCGTATAAGACATCTTACGAGAAAGTAGCTCGTATTACTTACAATAAGCTAATTAATGAGGTGTATATGTCTATTGGAGAGGCTATAGACCAGGAAGATGATTATGATAAACTAGAGAGGGAGGTTGATAATATAAAGAAAAGACTTGATGACATCGAGGATGAGCTGGATGTCGTAAGACGTATAGCTGAGGGTAAGAATACGGCTTATATATTCGATACTGTCAAGGCTATGAACGACTGGTTGGCCATACCGGAGAACACGGCTAAGCTCCGTGTTGGCGATAGTTTTTGGATTCGCGAGTCGGATGTCCCCGATTATTGGTGGGATGGGAATCAAGCTCTAGAGCAGGAAGGCCCTAAGGTTGACTTATCTCCTTATTATACGAAAGACGAGATTAACGATATTGTTGATGATATTAATCAGAAGATAGAGGATAAGAGTATGTCGATTATCTTCGACACCTATATCCAAATGAAATCTTTCGTAGACGATCCTACTAACGCCGATAAGCTTAAGGAAGGTACTATCTTGTTGATACGAGATAAAAACGTACCTGATTATTATTACGATGGTGCTGGGATAGTCAAGATGGAGGCTGACGTAGAGCAATGTCTTTATATTACTTTAGCTAATAAGCCTACGGAAAGCACTATAAGTTATACCCAAGATCGGGAGGTAACTAATTTCGCTCCGGGAGCTATAGCTAGGTGGATTGACGCTGACGGGAATAATGTGTTTTATAAGCTTGTAGAGATAGTAGGTGGTAAGGCTAAGTGGATTACCCTTATCGATACTAAATACGGTAATGTGACGCTACAGAGTACTTACGACAAGAATTATGAGATCGTAAATATCGTATCTGGGTCTAGGTTACAGGCTATAAATAGCGAGAAGAATGATATCAAGTTTGTTAATAGCGCTACGGGTAACGTGACTGTCGTGTTGAATGGTACTGTATCAGGGGGAGCCAAGAAGCTGGTGAGTATGCTGGCGGTGAACGAGGTAGTCTTGACCCCCGGAGCGGCGGTGTCGTTTACCCGGAACGGCGATGAGTTCGTGCTCACGGAGTTGTTTGGCGTTACTATCTTCCCGGATCTGGCGGATGCCAACCGTGAGGGAGAATGGGTGATGAGCGTAGGAGTAACCGGTAAACCGATCCTTATGGAGGTAAAGGAGATGCGTAAGTGGGATGAGAGCATAACCAAGGAGCTTACAATAGATGAGCTTAACGAGAAGTTCCCTAACGTGGATATCGGATTCGCTGTCGTATGCAAGACCATCAACAAGGTATATGAGATGGTTAACGGATACAAGGA